TCACGCCTTCAGCGCCTTCAAACACATAGCGCGCTCTGACATGCGCCGGTTGGTGAGCCCCCGGATCACCCGGCCACCTGCGCGGTTCCAGCGGGGCAGCTCATTGCAGGCCCCGGTGAGATCGCCCGCATTGGCTTTGCGCAGCAATGTGGAGCGGCAGGCGGCGGCGGGGCCGACATTGTAGGTCCAGGATACCAGAGCCACCTTCATGCCGATGGGCACATCAGTGGTGAGGCATCGATCCAGCGCTGCCTCATAGGCGGTGATCTCGCGGGCCAGCATCGCGTCACATTCAGCTTTGCTGTAACTGTCACCGGGGCGCATGCCCTTGGTCTCGCCATAACAGACGGTCCAGACGCCGATGACATCGCGGTAAGCTTCCGTCCGGAGGCCCTCCCACTGGCCGATAAAGCTGATCGCAGAGGCAAGGGCCACACTGCCCCCGGCCAGCACGCCAATGGTGCGTTTGCGCACGGCCCCGCTTTCATCGCGCCGGAAGGCAGACCACAGACCAGAGGTTGGCTGCACCAGGATCCGCGCCGGGATGGCGATGAGGTTCACCAGAGCGGCGATGCCGGCAAAGACCAGGGGATCGAGGCCCAGAAGATCCGGGCTGACCAGCGAAACAAAGACCGGCAGCACCGAGATCACGGCGGCGAGGATCAACAGCCGCACCGACCAGGCGCTGGTGAGGGTGGTTTTCCAATTGGGGGTGAGTTTCATGGGGATCTCCATGGCAAAAGAGCCCGCAGGCGGGCTTAGGGTGGTTGCAGAATGTTGGGGGGATCAGCGGATTGGCAGGCGCTCCATGCGCTCAAGCCGGTTGTCGATCTTGTTCAGGGTGGAGAGGATCAGCGACAGGCGCTCATCTTGACGGGCCAGCGCGGTCTCATTGGCCCGTACCCGCGAGGTCAGCGCCGCTTGGCGCGCCTCCGAGGCGGTGAGATCCGCCCGCAGCCCGTTGATGGTCTGCGAGAGGGTAGCGGTCTCCCCGCGCAGGGTGGCCACCTGAATGCCCACCCAAAGCCCTGCGCCAACCAGACCACAGGCCACTGTCCAGGCGAGGGATTTGTTCAAAGTGATCCCACGGTCGCTGTTTTCAATCATGGTCATGGGATGGCCTCAGAGTGCTGCGAGGATAAAGGCAAAGAGCTCATCGTAACGCACACCTTGCCGGTTGTGATATTCGGCCCCCTCCGGGGCATCCTCGGCGCTGGCGAAGGTTTGCAGCTCTGTGCGGGCCTCCATGAGGATCTCCAGCTCACCGGTCTCAACTTGCGTTTTGACCCGCTCAACCACCTCTTTCTCGACCTGCTGCACCTCACCGGTTGGCGCGCCGTGCTCATCCAGCACCGGTTCCTCAACCGTCACGGTGTGGGTGATCTCTTCCTCCACCTCTTCCATGATGGGCGTGGTCTCGGCTGGGATCTCCACCTCGGCAGACCACCATTCATCCCAGCACAACACGCCATATCGCCAGGGTTCCAGCCCCTCGGCCTCAAAAGCTGCTGCGAGCTCTTGGGCGATTACGCCAAAGTGCCAGCGAGCCGCGTCGCCTTTCTCGGCCACTGCATCACGAATGCGGTACTTTTTCAGGAGGCTTTTTGCGACCACCGCCACCCGGTGTTCCGCTGCGTCCAAGTCCTGAATGTCGATCTTGCTGCGCGCATCGGAGGTGTTGATCGTGCCGGTGGCAGCATAGATTTGCGACCAACGGAAAGAGGAAGAGCCGCAAGATTGAGAGCTGTTCGAGTTGGGACGCAAGTTGCCGACAGGATCGATAACAATTGCTCTGCTAGCCCCGGCGGAATTGGTCGTAAATACGAGGTTCGCCCCTTCCTCCGCCTGAATGTTCATATTGCCAGTTCCACGGTGGATGAGGCTCGTTGATGCGGTGCCGCCAGAACCACGGATTAAGCGCGTACCAAAATCAGGGTAATCTGTATTGTCCCCGACAAGGTCGAGGAACGCAGGACCATTTGCGGTACGTCCAAGGCCAATTTCGATGTTGGCTGTGCCTGATGTTTGATACCCGGCCACAATTCCTTTGGTTGCCCGAAGAACAGTGTCGACTGGTACGTTAACATCAATGCTGTTTCTTGCGATTGCCATCTGCCGCACACCCTGCGTCTCAATCAGCAGGGCGGAATTGGGCATGTTTTCCGCTGAATCGGTTTTGAGATACAAATGCCCGGCGGTGCTATTCGCGCTCAGGATGTGTTTGACCCCTGTGTCAGCATCCGTGATGGCTAAGAATGGGCCGCTGTTTCTGATCTCGACATTCTGGGCTGTTCTGCCGCTTTCATCCAGCACCACCAGCTCTGACCAAGGCGTCGGAGCCGCTCCAGCCCCGGTTTTGCGTCGGGTCACAATGCGATTGTCACCCGCGCCCCGGTTGATTGCGATTTGCGTCCAGATCTCAGCATTGCGGGGCATGTGCAGCACCAGTGAGTTGCCGAACTGAGGCGGTGTATTCGCCTGTGCGCCATCGCCATAGTACAGCCCACCGGCAGCCCCGATCTGATCGAGGTCATTGTTTGGTGGCGTCTGCGCATTGCCACCCAGCCCAAAGGCGCCGACTTTCATCAAGCGCCCGGCGGTGGTGTCATCTGGGCTCGCCTGTACCGCCGCGCCGCTGATGCTGTCTGCGGCAAGCGATGTGAACTTGGCGGCTGCCGGATGGGTCAGGCCGATGGTGACGCCATTGATCGCGCCCTCGATGGCGGTGACGTTGTTTTCCAAAAACTGGATAAACGCCAAGAGCTCCTGGCGGTGGGTGGTCGCGAAGTGCTGGAACAGCGCATACATCTTGGCGTCAAAATCCGCCTCCGGCGTGCTGCGCTGGGGGATCTCGGGAAAGGCTGAGAAGCTTGGAATGCTCATAGGGGCATTCTCCTATTTCAGAGTTTTCAGGATGAGAGGAAAGACGGACTCGCCCGCCACATCGATGGGCTGGCTGTGATCATCCACAAACCCAAGCCCCTCGATGCCGTAGCCCGGCCCGTCGCCAGAGAGATAAAACGCGGTCGCCAACCCATCGACCTCGGCCACGATATCCATGACCCGCTGCGCCTGATGGGTGGGCACCAGGAGCGACAGATCCACCTTGCGGGTGGAGCCGCGCTTCACCAGGATCTCATTGCCAAAGTCGTCATAGCCTTTGCGGCTGTGACTGACGAAGCGCACGGTGGGCAGGTTCAACACCCGCCCCAGAAGGTTGTTGCGACCCAGCACGATATGACCCACCTCGGCCATGGCCCCATTGGCATCAATGGTGATGTCGATGCGGTGCCCGAGATACCCCGGAAAGCCGTTGACCACCTTCTGGCGCGCATAGACCACACCGCCAAAGAACCAGGTATAAGCGCTGACCACATGGCCGGTGTCGGCCATCTCAAAGCGCTGATCGTAAATCCGCAGCGCCCCATCCCAGACCTCGATGCGCAGGCTGCCCGCCGTGAGGCCAAAGAGCGCAATCGCATCGCAATCTTGCGTGGGCACAATGGAATAGGTGATCTCATTGGCCTGCCGCGCCGGATTGGAGCGGTTCTGATCAAAGGCGCGCCAGCGGTTGGTGACACTGAGCTCAAGCCAGGCACTGCCATCGTCAATGCGCGGATCCTGCCCGCTGTTGTCATCGATGAGGCTCTCATAAATTCGATGGGTCTGCGCGGAGATCACCCGCGCCCCCGCCGCATAGACGGTCTCGGCCTGCCATTCCGGGTGATCGTCCTCTGGAACATTGGACGCCACCAGCTCCGCCTCGGTGACTTGCATGGGAGAGAGGATGTTAAAGTCCATCAGCTCCGCTCCCCCGGCAGTCCCACCTCATCCCACCCATCCAGATGGGTGGCGATGCGATCCACCAACATGCGCACCACCTGACCCTGCGCCACCACATGGCGGGTCAACTCTTCCACCCCCTTGGCCAGCGGGCGATTGTCCAGCATGGCCACAGACTCGGCATGGCTGTGAATGCGCGAGGGGCCGGTGGTCTCGATCTCCCAGCCGCGCTCGCCGACAATGCGCGCACCCCCCCGATGCGCACCGCCGCGGGCAAAGGCCGGAATGCCGCCCAGCTCGCGCACCTGGGCACGAAGCTGTTCCAGCGCCTTGCTGCTTTTGGCATGGCGCTTGTTATAGGCGGCGATCTGATCCTCCAGCCCGCCATCGGCCCAGAAGGCTTTTTTCCAGCCCGCCAGATCCGCGCCTGACCCATAAGAGACCCAATCTGCATCATATTGAATGCGACCGGTCTCAGGATCCACATGCAGCTCTGCATCGCGGTTGCCACTGCGACGCAGCGAGACGCCGGTGCGCTGCTCCAGTGCGGCGATCTGAGCAATGAGGCCCGAGGCCTCGCTGCGATCCTCGAGCCCCAGCGCCAAGCCGCGCCCCTGCGCCTGCAGTTTGGCGAGCTGCTGCTCGGCCTCTCGTGCGGTGCGATCCGCATCCACCGCATCGCGCAGCTCCGCCAGCATGCCCCGCAGCCGCTCCATCGGCTCCACCAGCGCGCCGGTGCCGTCGACAAGATCGGCAAAGACATCATCTGCCTCCAGCACCACGCCGCCACCAAAGGTGAGCCGCCCGCTGCCTTCGCCACTGCCGATGAGATTGGCAATCTCAGTGAGCTGCGCCACCGTATCCGCCCCTTCACCGGTGAGCGCCACATTGATGCGGCGCGACAGATTGGCGGATTTGGTCAGCACCAGGGCGCGGGTGTCCGGGTCAAGATCCTGCGCCAGATCCAGACGCAGGCTGCGCCGAAGATCCGCCGCCGTGGTCAGCGCCAGCGTGCGGGTGGCCTCATCCAGATCCGATCCCAGCACCAGATCCAGCGTTGCCACATGCTGTGAGAGCGCATGGGTGGCAATCCAGCGATCCGCTGCGGTCAGATCATCCCGACGAATGATGAAGTCCAATGTGGTGCGTATGCCGGTGTCGGCCTGTTCGACCAATGCGCGCAGCCAGTCCGGGGCGCTGTCATCCAGTGTCACCGCCACATCAAGCGCGCCCACCAAATCCTCATAGCTGAAGGCCTCGGCGCTCTCGATGGCATCCTGCAGTGCTGCAAGCGAGCTCTCAAAGGCGGCCACCGTGCCATCCCAATCCTGCGCCAGCTCTTGCACGCCTTCGCTCAGCTCGGCCACCTGATCGCCGGTCAGGCTTTCCAACTGCAAGAATGTGCCCAGCGATGTGAGGAGCTCGATCTGCTGCTCATAAAGCCCCGCGAGCACCTCATCATTGCCCGCTTCCAGCTCGGCAATCCCCGCCGCAAAAGCGAGGCGACCCTGCACCTCGGCGGCAATGCGGCGATAATCAAGCTCAGTGCTCGCAGTCTCGCGCGCCCGGCGCAGGAAGGCGCGGGCCAGCTCCGGCAGATCTGCCGCCGCCGCCATATCCCCCGCCTGCACCTTGGCAAAGGCCGCATCCATCCGCGCGCGCAGGATCGCCTCGGTCTGCCCGCCGCTGGCCGCCGTGAGCTCCGTGTTGACCAGATCCGCCACAAAGCCGCGCAGGCTCTCTGCGGTGCGCCGCCAGGCCTGTGCCGCATCGCGCGCCTCGGACACCATCTGCTGTGCGGTCTCGATCTGCACACCAATCTCGCCGCCGATCTCTTGCGCCAGCCCCGCCAGTTCTGCGGTGAAGGCCCCGACCTTGGGCAGCACATCGCCAAGCGCGCCCGACAGGCGCAGCAGATCCGCATAAAGCGCCTGGCCGCCCTCCGTGGTCAGATCGAGACTTTCCACCAGGGCGCGGAAGCCATCGCGCGAGCTGGGCATGGCAATGCCGAGCGCCTCAAACTCTTCCTGCAGGCGGCGCATCAAGACCTCGCTGCGCTCCGCCTCGGTGTAAAAACCGCTAAAATAGCTGGAGATCGCCACCGAGAAGACATCAGAGCCCCCAAAGGCCTCAAGAAGATCAGAGGCCAGATCGGCCCCCTCAAGCGAGACATCAAACTCGGCCCGGCCCAACAGATCCATGGCGTCATTGACGCGGGTCAGACTGCCCGAGAGGCGCGAGAGGGTTTCCGTGGCGCTCTCGCCGATCTTGGCAAATTCCTCCGTGCCCAACAGCAGCTCAGCCATCTGATCGCTGGCGTTCTCCATATGGGCGGCGAGCTCGCGCTGGATGTCTTCCTGGCTTTTGCCATTGGTGATGATCTCAAAGCTGGCGCCACGGAAGTCTTTCAGCGCGTCAATGGAAAGACCGAGAGAGCCGCCCATGTCCTCGAGGTGATCGCGCAAGGAGCCAAACTGCAGATCAAGAGCGCGGTCCAGCTCCGGATCCAGACCGCGATACTTGGTCTTGTTGCTGCGGAACCAGCCGCCTTTGTAAAAGTCAAAGGCGCTGCCCTCAAAGCCCGTGGCCCCAAAAGAGCCCCGGATGCCGGAATGTTTGTATTTGCGGCCAAAGGCCTTTTTGAGAAGCGCCACACCGCCCAGCACTATGCCCACCGCAGGCAGGGCGGCCCCAAGCGCACCAAAGCCGCCCACGGACCCCGAGAGCAAACCACCGAGATTGGCAAAGCTGGAGCCAAGCCCGCCGCCGGAGAACACCCCGCCCAGACCAGAGGCAATGCCACCCAAGGCACCCCCACCACCAAACAGCCCGCCCAGACCTTTGCCCAGGAGCCCCGACAGCAGACCGCCGCCACCGCCAGCGCCGCCCCCAAAGAGGCCACCGCCCAGCAGGCCGCCCGCCGCCTGCGCGGTCGATCCGGCCCCTGTGAGCGACAGACCCAGCGCAATGCGGATCTGGTTTTTGGCAAAGCTTGCGGCGAGATCCGCCAGCCCGCGCTTGGCGGCCTGTTTGATCCCATCCCACATGGAGCGGAAGTCGCGCAGTCCATCGGCGATCCAATCGCCAAAGGAGCGCGCCACGCCATCCACTGCCGTTGAAAGCGGCCCCTCCAGCTCTGAACTCAGATCCCCCGCCGCTTCGGTGGTGGTCTGCAGGCTGCCCGCCACACCGTCGCCGGATCCGTCATCCAGCGTGTCATCCAAAGTGTTCAGCGTATTGGCCAGCGCATCTGCGCTGTCATCGCCCGCCTCTATGGCGTCATTGGCGCTGTTCATCTGGCCGGAGAGGTTGCGCATGGCCGCCCCGGCTTTCTCAAACCCCGCCGTGAGCTGGCCTGCAGCCTCTTTGCGCAACCGGATCACGCGCCCCTCAAGGGAGCTGGCCGCAAGATCCAGCTCCATCACTTTGTCGATGGCCTGATCCGAGGCATTGCGCAAACTCTGCTGCACCTCAGACAATCCGGGGAGACCCCGCATCCCTTGCGAGAGCGTCCATAAGAAGTTGCCCCAATTTAGCGACAGATCCTGCAGCATGCGGGTAAAGCCCGCCTGCACCTGCGACCAGATTGCGGCCAGCGAGGGTTTAATCGCCGCCGCGCTGGTCTTGATCCCCTCCCAGACGCCCACTGCCAGAGTGCCAAGCGCTCTGAGCGCCGCCCCCCAGCCGCCAGTGGCCACCACCAACTGGTGGAACTTCATCGCCAGATAGCCAGCCCCCACCACCAGTGCGCCAATACCGGTGGCAATCACCGCGCCGCGCAACAGCACCAGCCCGCGCTGCAGGCCTTTTATTGCAAGGCTCGCAACCGCCGCCTTGGTCGAGGTGGCCCCAAGGGCGATTTCCAGCGCAATGGCCGATTTGGCCGCCGCCGCAAAGCGCAGCGGGGCCAGCGCCACCGTGGAGACCACAGCCCCCATCGCCACCGCCAGCGGGGCGGAGATCTTCAACATCAACCCCAGCGCCAGCGCCGCCGGGCCCACCGCCCCGGCAATCAAGCCGGTGGTGGCAATAATGCGTTTGGTGCCATCGGACAGCCCATTGAACCAGCTCGCCAGATCCGCCGCGCGGTCACTCAATGATTGCAGCGCCGGGGCCAGCGCCACGGTCACCTGATTGGCGAGGCCCCGCCCGGCAAGGCTCATCCGCGACAGCGCATCATTGGTGAGCTCGATCTGATCCGCATCCACCTCGGAGATTGCCACACCAAAGCGGCTCACATCCTGCGCTGCGGTGCGCAGGGCGGCCCCATCGACGCGGGTGAAGATCAACCCCGCCCGGCTGCCAAAGAGATCCGAGGCCACCGCCGCGCGTTCGGCCTCTGGCACATACTCCGCCAATGCCGATTGGATCTTTGACAGGCGCTGATCGAGCGGCAGCGCCTGCAGTTCTGCCGCACTGAGTTTAAGCCGCCCCAGTGCTTTGGCCGCCGCCCCACTGCCGCCCGCCGCCTGGCTCAGACGTTTGGTGAGCTGCAATGTGGCCTGCTGCATCTCGCCCATGGAGACCCCGGAGAGATCTGCGGCGCGCTCCAGCACCTGCATCGAGGCCACCGTGGTGCCCAGCGATTGCGCCATCTTGGCTTGCGCATCGACGATCTGCAGGCTGGAGCGGATGGCCACCGCTGCCGCCCCGGCCATGGGCACCGTCAGGCCAAGCGCCATGCGACGCCCGGCGCGCTCCATATGCCCCGCCAGGCGCACCATGCGCCGCTCCACCGTGCCCATGGTGGCCTTGGCCCGCTTTGCGCCCGTCTCAAAGGCTGCGGAATCCATCGAGAGCACGCCGCGCAGCGCGCCAATTACTGCGGACATCTAAGGCCCTTTCTTGCTTTGGAAGTGCATATTCATCAGGCCTGCGCGCAGAGCGGCCAGCTCATGCGCAGGATCGCGGCTGCCTTGGCCCTTTGGGGCCGAGGCTTTGGTAAAATCCGGCATCTTTTTGGGATTGTGGAAGGCGTGGCTCACCAGCACGCCCAGCTCTTGATTGAGCACCCGGCGCGCTTCCACCTGCGCATCCTTGGCCCGGATCCGCGCACGGGTGATGAGATCGTATTCCTTGAAGGTCACGCCCTCAAAGCTGGCGTGGTGCAAGCCCAGCTCACACCACGACGCATAAAGCGCGCTCCAGTCTACGCCCCCGCCGGGGGGCGGGCCTTTCCCGCTGTCATCTCCCCATCACCGGTGCCGGGTGTATCACCCTTTGGGGGTGGGAAGGCTTTGGCGATGGCGTCGCCCACAAAGGGCACCACCTGTCGCGCGCCGCCCGCCGCATCGACCAGCGCAATTGCCTCTTCGCGGCTGACGCCTGCACCATCCTCCAGCCCCGCCGCCAATGCCGAGACCAGCAGGCGCACACCGCCCTTGCCCTGGATCAGATCATCCAGGAGCACATCAAAGGCTGTGCCGTTATTGTCCTCTTCAAAGCGCATCAGCGCGCCGGTGGTGAAGCGCAGTTTATGGGTGCTCTTGCCCTGCTTCAGTGTTGCTGCTGCAATCATCTCTTAGCTCCCTTTGGTCCAGCTGATGAGCCCGGTGGGGCGCAGTTTGAGATCGGTCATCAGATCGCCCTCATGGTCGACCGCAGGCACCGAGGGGTTCACGAAGGCTTTATAGGCAAAGACATCCCCCGTGGTGGCTTGACCCTCCATCGGTGGCAGCTTCACCCGGAAGAACACGGGCTTGCCTGCCGCCTTATAGGCCGCCGCCTGCTCATAGAGCTCAGAGGAATAAAAGCAGCTCAGCGTGAGCTCGCTGGTGTCGGTGAGGCCTACGCCCCACTCGCGCGACCGACCGGGGCTGTCCAGTGAGGTGCGATCCCGGTATTCCGGGTTTTCCTCGGGGATGCCCACGGTTTTACAGCCCTTGATGACGACAAATGTCGCCTCTTCTCCATCCGGGGACCATTCAATATCCGCCAGATCGCCTGCGATGACATTCTCTGCCATGGCTCGTCCTTTCATAAAGTGGTGGAAAGCGCCGGTTGCCCGGCCACATCAGGCGCGGTAGCGCACCTGCACATCCAGCATTTGCAGCCGGATCACATCACCGCCAGTCTCCACATGGGAATCCCGCCGGGTCAGCTCTTTGATGCGGATCACCGATCCGCCGCGATAGGTGGTGAGCGTGGTTGAGACCTCGCGGCCCAGGCTCAGAAACGCGCCATAGGTCTTGGCGGCAATGTTCACCTGCACCCGCGCGGTCTCGAGATCCGCGCGCCCCCGGAGCGAGTAGCGCGTCACCGTGGATATCCGCTGCAGTGTGATGCGGGGAAAGCCCACATCCCTGTCAAACGCGCCCCACACCACCGGTACCCCCAAGGTCTTCAAGAGATCCTTGACCTCGCGCTCCATACTCATGCGCGCGCTGCCTTGCGCCGAGCGCGTTCCAGGCTTTTCTCGATCTCCGCCCAGACCTCGCGCTTGAGTGTCGCCAGCATCATGGCTTGGCTCGCGTCCCAAGCCGGGCGCAGGAAAGGCCGCGCCGGCATCGACCCGGTGGCGCGTCCAGTGGAGCTTTGCACGCGGGGTCCGGTGCCAAACTCATAAAGATGCGCATGCGGAGCATCTGCGCCATCCGGCTCAACCGGCCCCACATAAAGCACCACCTTGCTGCGCCCCCGATCTCCGCGCGCCTCACGCGCCTGGCGGGCGGTCAGCTTGGCGGTCACTGCAATGGCAAAGGGCGAGACCGTCTCCGCCATCTGCGCCACCGGTTTGAGGCTCTTCTTCATGGCGCGCCGCATCACCCCTTTGGCGGTGCCACGCGGCAGTGCTGCCAGCGCGCGCTCAATATCGCCCGCGCCCTCAATGCGCATTTTGACGGCCATCAAGGCACCTCCGGGATCTTCCAGGCGGTGATCTCGATCTCTCCTTTAAAGCCGCGCTGTTTGAGGCCGGTGATTTGCCAATCTGCGCCCTCAAACCGCAGCCGATGCGCGCCGGTGATCTGCACCATGGGCCCCGACCACAGCACCCGGAACCGCGCATCGCTGCGCTGTTCCACCGCCGCCGCCCGCAGCCGCTCGCCATCACTCACCGGCTCATAAGCCGCCCAGCGATAAAACAGCACCTCCCAGCCGGTGACCTCCTCTTCGCCTGCGTCATTCTCTTCGCGCCGGGCCTGCAGAAAGAGAATGCGGCGATCCCGTTCCGTGATGCTCATCACCGCCACCAGCTTTTATAGGGGGCCACCAGATGCGCGATCGACAAGGGCACCTCTGCCGGTTTGCCCTCCATGACCACCGGAGACCGCGCCTGATAGAGATGCGCGGCGAAGAGCAGGATCGCATGGCAGATGGGCTTGGGCACATCGGCAGCCGTGCCAAAGCCTGCGGTAAAGCGGAGCTTCAGGGGCAGCGGGCAACGCCCCGGGCGGGGCCAGTTGCGCGCCTGAACATAGAACCGCCCGCCGAGCTCAAAAAGCTCTGGTGCGGTCACCACCTCCCAGGATCCCGCAGGCGTATAGACCTCGATCTGATCCACCGAGGCCACCGGGCCCAGCATCAGCTCCACCGATCCACCAGCCCCGGGCACATGGGGAAAGCTCTGCTGCCAGACCTGATGCACCAGGGCGAGGCCCAGCTCGCCATCGTCGCCGTCAAACTGCGCCACCGCCACATCCAGACAATGCTGCAGGTGGCCATCCTCTTCGCCCTCTTCCAGCCGCAGATGCGCGCGCAGTTGGGCGAGATCCACCGGCACCTCTGCCGGTGGGGTAAGACGCTCCATCGCCATGGCTCAGGCCGCTTTCATCTGCAGGACCTTGATGGCCTTGGTCTGCGCCGGGGCCCCATCGATGCGATGCACCCCCATGATGGCGAGGTTGGGGAAGAACTTCTCGCGCGCCACGCCAAGGAGCGGATTGCCCACCTTGCGCACGTAATATTCCGAGAAGTCACCGTAAGCGATGGGCTTGGTGCCGGCACCGATCTGCGCCATCGCCTGGTTAAATGACACAGGCCGCCCGTTGAGCGTGGCAGGCACACCCTTGGTGACATCGCCATCGGACCACAGATAGCGGCCATTGCCATCCTTGAGCTTGCGCAGCGCTTTCACCGACTGGTCATGCATCTGGTAACGCACCTTGGGGCCACCGCGATAGGCCGGGTCCACCGAGTGCTCGAGATCCAGGATCTCATCAAAGGTGAGCGCCGTGGTGGCAGCCGCCACATGACCCACCGGCGCGCCGGTCACAAAGCCCAGAGGTTCATTATTGCCACTGCCGGTGGTGAGCCAGGCATTGCCCTTGCGTCCGATCCGCTCGCCGATCAGCTTGCCCAGAAGTGGCTCAAAGCCAAAGGCGGAATCCTGCGCCAGCTCAAAGGACCATTTGATCCAGGGCGTCGCCAGCGCATAGGCCAGCAATGTGGTCTTGCCGAGTGCGATGTCACCGCTGTCATCGTCCTTGCCCTCATCGCCCTCCGTGTGGGGTTTGGCCTCCTGGTCGGTGTCATCCACCGTGGGCAGATCAAATGGCGCGCCATTGGCGAGGTTGATCTCCGTGGCGATCTGCCCATCCATCATCGGGCCATGGGCGGCAGCGGCCACATTGATAAAGCCCGCCAGAGTGGTGGGCACCAAAAAGCCCCCCTGCGCCCCGGTGCCTGCGTTCTGTGCCCGGTCCTCGCGGTAGCCCCGGCGCAGGGCATCACGCGCTTCACGGTCCAGCTCCGACAGATCCGCCCCGGTGGCGAGGTAAAGCCGGAACGCCTCGCGGTATTCCTCGCTCACATCCGCATCGGGCTGATGGCGGGTCTCCTCCTGGCCCGGACGGCGGCTTTCGCGCTCTGCACGCTCTTCCTGCTCGCGGCGTTCCTCGGCCTCGCGCTGCGCTTTTGCGGCCCGCTCTTCACGCTCGGCTTCTTTGATGAGACCATCGTATTGATCCATCATCGCGTCGAACTTGTCATTGGCGGCGCGCGCTTCTTCCAGCGGTGTTTTGTCGGTGATCCCATCGCGCAGGCTGGTGGCCTCGGTCAGAACGGTTTGCGCGGTCTCGCGCAGCTCTTTGATCTTGCTCATGATATCCTCATTGAATGTGGGGGTGTGCGCTTGCCCAAGGCGCGGCATGGAAAAGGGCAGGACAAAGCGCCGATCAGCGCAGCCCCGACAGACGCCCGCGCATCTGCATCCGGCGGCGCATAGAGAGCGCGCTGCCGCCAAGAGCCGCCGCTTTGGAGCGAAGGCCAATCTCTGTGCCCTGATAGGCAGGGTCGGTGACAATCGAGACATCGAAGAGCCGCACCGAGCCGATGCTGCGCAGCGGATGCGCGCCGCTCTCATCCCAGGTCTCTTTCTCGGCAATGAAGGCAAAGCTCATCTTGGAGAGATCGCCGCGCCGCATCTTGGGCAGGATCCGCTGCACATCCGGATCCTGCCGGTCCAGCTCCGTCTCCACCCGCAAGCCGCGCTGATCCTGCGACAGCATCAGCGTGCCCGAACTGGTGCGCGCCAGTGGCAGGCCCTCGTGGTCGATCAGGAAAGTCACATCATCGCGCCGGTCCAGGGCAGCACTGAAAGCCCCGGCCTCCACCACCTCTTCCCAGCCCCATTTGTCCAGCGGGCCGATGGCGGTGCGCTCGCCAAACACCGCCGCATAGCCCGTGACCGCCAGTGGTTTGTCTGTGTCTTCGCGCAGCTCAATGGGCGCGACGGCGCAATAGCGCACCTCGCGTGTTGGATCGCTCATCCAAGCCTCCGTTAGTTTGTGTGGGTGTCCGCGTTGCCGTCCTGATCGTCAGGATCGGCGGGTGTGGTGTCGTCTGTTGGGGCGGGAGGCGGCGCGGCCTCCACCGCAGCACCCTTGGCAAAGGCCTTGCCCGCCAGCTCAATCGGCACGGTTGCGCCCTGTACCAAAAGCACATCGCCCCCGGGCAGCGGTGCGCGGTTTTCCAGCGCGCGCCCCTCATTGGGGGTCATCAAGCCGTTCTGGATCGCTTTGACAATCGCCTCGATGCGGGTCTTGAAGTCGCCCCGCATCATGCCGTCGAGGTTCAGTTTGACATAGCGTTTGGAGCCGCGCCCGAAGATCTTCAGCGTCAGCTCCTGTTCGAACTTCTTCACCCAGCGCCGCAGCGTGTGTTTGACCAGGTGAAGATCCTGATGCTCGATATTGTTGTAATTGCCCTTGCTCAGCTCCTGCAGGAACACCGGTGGCAGCTGGTAGATCCGCGCCACTTGCCCCACCGCAAAGACCTGCACCGGGGTGAGCTGCATCTTTTCCGGATCATCGCCGAGCCGCTTCAGCTCATGCCCCGCTGGCAGCGGCAGCACCGGCTTGCCCTCATCCGCCGCCCGCCGCGTCACCCGCATCAGATCCGCCGCTGAGCGCATCATTTCCTTGGCGGCCTGGAATGGGCCCGTCAGCACATAGGGCGGCACGCCGTTTTTGCCAAAGACCGTCAGCGCATAGCGATTGGCATTGAGCCCCTGGCGGATGGCGCTGGCGCAGGTCATCACCGGGTTATGGCTGCTCACATGATCGGGTTTGAGCAAAAAGGCGATGTCGATCACATCCCGGCCCGGGTAGGTCTTCACCCGCCCCGATGGCTCGCGGTAGTCATAATAGAGCCGCCCCTGATCCTTGCGCACCGTGGTGCGGTGATACTCCATCGGAAACAGGTTGATCACACGACCCTGCGCGTTGCGCTCAATGTAGGTATAGGCGCGCCCGGGGCCAAAGACCTCGGCAAAGAAGGTCTCGCGCCAACTGAACGACGTGGTGCTGTCATTCACCGCCGCGCCCAGCACATCCACCACGCCGCCCTTGAGCTTCTTGTCGCCGCCCTCATCATTCGTGGTCTCAAAGACCTCGATGGGCAGACCGGCCATGGCCGCCGCCAGGAAGTTGATCGCCGCCCAAACCCCGGGCAGCGACAGCGCCTCGCGCATGCTCACCCCTTCGCCCACCTCACCGGAGAGCACCTGCGCAATGGCGGCCTCGCCACTGTCCACCACCTCGGCGCGCTGTTCTGGCAGGCCTGCGCCCTCAGTCGCCGCGCGCCTGCGCCACCCCATCAATCCCACAGCATATCCTCCAGAGAGTATTCTTCATCGCCCCAGGGCGAATGTTCCTTGCCCGCCCGCTCGCGACACAGCGCAATCCCCGCCGACATCGCCAGCGAGACCATGCCGTCGATGCGACCATGGGCCTTTTCCTTGTCAAACATCCGGTGCCCGGTGCGGTTCTCCGCGTAAGTCACCGAGGCCGCCATACTGTCCAGGAGCGGGTTCTGCGCCACGGTCTGGCGGCCGTCATAGATGGCGTTCTCCAGCTTGTTGATGGAATCCGGCATCCACAGATAGATCTCCACCTCTTGCCCCGGATTGGTGGGATCCGGCACCTTCTCCAGCACCCGCTTCTGAAAGCCTTGCGGATGCACCTCGGTGGGCAGCACCAGGCCTTTTTCTGTCAGACTGTCTTTAAGGCGCTCCAAGCCATACTGATCGCAGGCAATCACCTCCGGCTGATAGCGGGAAGTGAGATCCGCCAGCGCGTCGGCCAGCCACGGGTATTTAAGCCGATCCCCTGGCACCGCCTCGATGAACCCCTGCCGCACCCAGAGATCATAGGGGGCCTGATCGCGCGCCGCGCGCTCCATCAGCGTGCCCTCCGGTGTCCAGAACCAGGTCTTGGAGACCAGGCGCTCGGCATCCTTGGTGGCATCCAGCACCCATGTGAGGGTCAGCGCCGAGAAGTCGCGCACCTGGCTCAGATCCAGCCCGCCAAAGCAAGGATAGCCCTGCGCGGTCAGCTCTTCGGGATCCACCTCGCCATGACAGGCCACCCAAGCCTCGCGCCGGATCGCCGCCGTCACCGATTGCGTCCACTGGCAAAAATGCAGCCGCGCAATGCCGTTGCGCTTGCCCGGCATCATCTTGGCCTGGTTCACCACTTTGGTGAGATATTCCTCATCGATGGTGACCCCCAAAAGCGGGTTCACCTTTACCCAGCAGCTCGGGTCATTCTCCCAATCATCGCCCTCATCCAAAGAACAGATGAAGGCAAATGTGCTGTCATCCTCCACCGCGCCGGTCACCACATTGACGCCATGCTGGTGCTCTTCCCAGCAGATTGATTTTTTGTCAGTGCCGGAGTTGGTCGCCATGCACAGGAGCGGCTGTTTGCGGAACTTAAAGCCCCGCTCCAGCATATCGATCACATCCCGGTTGGGATGCTCATGCACCTCATCGGTGAGCGCGCAATGGGGACGCGGGCCCGATTGGGCTTTCTCCGCCGAGAGCGGCTTGAACTTGCGCTTGTCGCCCCCGCGTCCCCGGTAGGTCATCTGCCAGACCGGGTTCTCGCCCTGCTGCTGCACTGTCCGCTTCAGCACTGGCGACTGATCCACCATCGCCACCGCATCCTGGAACAGGATCCCCGCCTGGTCTTTCTTGGCCGCCGCCGCATAGATCTCGGCCCGGGGCTCGCCATCGGCCACCATCATGTAAAGCCCAATGCCGCCCAGCATCGGCGATTTGCCGTTGCCCTTGCCTTCCTCATCGTAAAACCGCGTGAACCGCCTGAGCCACGCGCCGTGCTGGGCGCTGTATTTTTGCCAGCCAAAAAGCGAGCCGATGCGGAACGCTTGGCTTGGGTGCAACTCAAAAGGCCGCCCCTCGAACTGTCCACCATTGAGCCGCAGCACCTGCGGAAAGAAGCGGATCGCCCGCAGCGCTGCCGCCAGGTCCCATTTGAGCCCGCGCTTTGGCCCCTCGATCAGGTCGCGCAGATGCCGATCCGCCGCCGCCCGCACATAAGGACCGGCCAC